ACTCGGCTAAGTCAGCAAATCTTATCTTACCCTGAGGTATTTTTCTTTATCAATCCCCTTTCTCAGATCCCTGTATTTACATCATACAGGAAGCTCCTTATAAAGTCAGTTCATAGAGCACTTCATACATGTGCTCCGATTCAATCCAGGTCTCTGATTTCAGGAAAAAGACCTCATGGTCCGTGAAGACCTTCTCGATGCGTTTTTCGAGCTTCGGACTCTTCTTATCCGTGTAGAGTTCGACATTCACCTCCGGAAAGGACGCATACACGATATTGTCCGCACCGAAGGTCTCCTCCGAGGGAATCAGGAACACGAAAAAAGGCGGGTCCGGAGACTCACCTTCTGCGAAATGGTCATAGGCAAAAGGGAGATTCACTTCCTTCAGCATAGCCACCAGTTCTTCATAGGTCATGATCCGCCACCTTTCTCCAGCGCCTCTTTGATGTCATCTTCCAGTTCCTTCACACCTTCCTCCTCAGCAGGAGCGATATGCTGAATAGCCCGGACTCTCCCACCGCCGCGCTTGGCATGACCATGTTCCAGAAGATGGGTCAGCTGATACCGTCCGGCATGAACAGTCATTACAAGACGCTCGTTGTTCTCGTCGGTCTTCGTGACCTTCCATGACTTCTTGTACCTGCCGGTCAGGGCAGGCGCCGCAGACTGGATGTCCTTCTTCACCTTCTTGGCCACTTTTTCGACGGATTCCTTCATGGCATCAGTGGAAAGATCCTTGTATTCCTCGAGGCCCTTCATGATCTCATCTGAAAGCTGCTCCGGTTTAATGGTCTTACTCATCGCTTCACCCTCTCACAATGGAACTTAAGGCTCCGGTGCTTATACCCCATTGGATTCACGTAGAGGATGTTGTAGAGCTTTCCGTCCGCGATGATCCGGTAATCCTCCGACGTCACTTTGGAGAGCGCCTCGCACCACCTTGTCGTGAAATCAATGGTTTCCCTCGGATTCGTGGTCCCAGCTGCATCGGCCTCAGTACCGGAGCCAGAGGCCGTGGCCCAGCAGGTGATGTAGTCACTGGCTGTGTTCGTGTGATTCATAAATTCATCGACATCCGTGACCTGCTTCTGAAAAGTGATCCGGATGTTTAATACTGCAATCTCCATCAAAACACCACCTTCCGCACACCGAAGAGAATGGCCCTAAGCATCAGCGTCAGTTCATGCAGGTCCGCATCCTCCCGGTGCTCGTACAGGTAGCCGATGGCATACAGAACCGCAATCCGGACCGAGGACTCATTGGAATCAAATTCTTCATCGGAAAGCCGTCCCGCATCCTTGGTGAGCCTCTCCGCCGTATCGATCAGCTGCAGGATGAGCGCATCATCGTCGGCATAATCCACACGGAGGTAATTCTTCGCTTCATCGAGTGATACCATCTCATCCTCCTTACCCGATGGAGTAGCAAATCGCTACTCCATAAATCAAAGGGAGTCGCGAATCACTACACCCTTTTGAGGTTATATCCGTGACTCCCGGTTCCTTACGCGCTTGCCTTCACAGACAGGATCTTGATCGCTTCCGGCAGCACGAGCTTGCCATCGACACGTTCCTTCGCCACATAGCCGACCATGCCATTTCCTGCAAAGAGCTCACGCAGCTCCTGGAAGGATCTGGTTCCACGGTCACCGATGTTGTAGTAGCTGTAATCACCAAAGGCGATGGCAGACTTCCCGGCTTCCAGCGTCGGGCAGTATGCGGAAGTGTGGATTGCGTAGCCGCAGAGACGGTCCGGTTCCCCTGCCTGATAGGACGGCTGCCAGATGTATGCCTGATTGGCATCCTTCAGCTTTCTGAGAACAGACAGTGTCTGGTCATTCATGATGAAGCTTGCGTTCTTGCGGTACGGACGGCGCAGGGAGTAGATGAGGTTCAGAATGTCATCCGAGGTGAGCTTTCCGGCTGCAACCTCGACGGACTTCTCTCCGCCTCCCTTATCTGCGAAGATACCGAGCGGCTTGCCCTGTCCGTCGCCATTCAGGAAAGCGTCCTCTTCTGCATTGCCAAGGGCACGACCGAACTGGTTGATGATGTAGCCTTCCAGATTGAAGGCGTTATCGTACAGGAGCTCCTCTGTGATCTTGATTGCCACATGGAGCTTGTGCGCGTCCATCATGATCTGATCGAAGGTAGCGTCCCCGAAGGTCAGCGCCTCACCCTCTTCAATCCAGGCGGCTGCAGGCTTGGTGGCAGCGATATTGATCTTGTGCTCGCCGGAAGTGGTGATGGTCGTTGCCAGCCCTCTGAAGATGTTCTCTTCATCGAGCTTGTCAATGAGTCTCTTGTCCCACTCTGCCGGGACCAGGTAGCCGCCGTTTGCATCGTTGCCTTCCTCAAGGACATCGCTGACCTGATGAAAGTTGGACCGCATGGCAGCAAGGAAGTCCACCGCATACTGGTGGGAAGCCCTGCCAGTAAGGGGTGCGTTATCTACACCGGCACCCGGCTTATCGGTGATGGGCCTGCTGGTCGGCTGACTCAGCTTCTTCTCCATCTCCATCCGACGCTCCTCACGCTCAATCGATGCAGTGAGGTTATTGATGTCGGCTTCCATCTTGTCATAGGTGGCACCGTCCTCTGCAGACATCGTGCCATCTTCCATGGTATGGGTGTCGAGAAACTTCTTTGCCGCCTCCCATGCCGTGGCTCTCTTCGCGTACATTTCCTTAATATCCATATCTCTTCTCCTCCTTAAAATGTGTCCTTGATGGACTTCAGTCTCTGGTAGCGCTCTGCTGCCATGACCCGTGTATCTGTCTCCGGCATCTCCGGAGCGTGCTTCTTCGCATAGTCGATCAGCTGATTCGTGACCGCCAGTTCAAACGGATGGGATGCAAAAAGAAAGCCGTCTGTATGGTCCTCTTTCTCAGGATCATCTGGCTTCCTCTTCTTATCCGGTTCCTCTTCTTCCTGCTTGTCGGGCTCTTCCTCGTCGGGCTTGTCCTCATCAGGATCATCCTCTTTATCAGGATCTTCCTTCCCGATCGTGATTCCTGCCGGATCATTCCGGTGGATCACATCATCGGCAAAGCCAAGCTCGACTGCCTTATTGGCGTCCATCCAGGTCTCATCCTCCATGAGCTTACTGAGCTTTCCCCGGGAGAGACCGGTCTTTGCCTGATAAGCATTGATGATGGAATTCTTCACCTCGTTTAACATGTCGATAGCCTTCTCCAGATCCCCGTGATCGCCCATGGCAACCGTGCTCGGGTTATGGATCATGACCATGCCGGTCGGGCTGATGAGAACATCGTCTCCTGCCATCGCAATGACGGATGCCGCACTCGCTGCCAGACTGTCGATCTTCACCGTCACGTGGCCTTTATAGTCACGGAGCATGTTGTAGATCTGGGCAGCCGCAAAGCAGTCACCACCCGGCGAGTTGATCCAGACGGTAATGTTGCCCTTCCCGGAATTCAGCTCATCCTTGAAGATGGCCGGAGTCACATCGTCATCAAACCAGCTCTCCGACGCGATCGCGCCATTAAGAAACAGGGCCCGTTCTTCCGTCTCTTCTCCGGCCTGATCCCTGATCCGGTTTGTTGCCCATTTCCAGAACTTCTTCATTGTCTTCCTCCTCTCCCTGCTCATCAGGGTCGTTTTCCTCAGAGCCTTCTTCTGGCTCCGATCCTTCCTGTGTCTTATACGCAGCACCGACATCCTTAAGAGGTGTCATCGTGCCGTTTACCATAAATGTGTTGCCGCCCATCTCATCCGGAATCAGGTCGAGATTCTCCAGCTGCCGGACGTCATTGGGACACATGAAACCGTTATTGATGCCGGTTGCGTATCCCTGCATGCGAGTTGCGTAGTTGCCGCGAAGTAAGCCATCCACGTTGAAGCGGATGAAATACGTCTGCTTCTCCTCCGGCTTGAACAGTGCCCGCTGCATGGCCTGTTCCCAGCGAACCAACCACGGCTGCAGGGTGTACTGAACAAATTCCAGCGACTGCTCTTCGATGTTGGAGAAGGTCGCGTGTTCCAGGTCCCCGATCATGTG